CTAAAGCGTCAGCTCGAGGCGCGCCCAAGCCCCCGCGCCGAACCGGCCCGACACCTGCGCCACCTCGATCGTGACCGCGCCGCTCGCCCCATCCGCCGCCTGCGCGCTCTGGGCATAGGTCCAGGTCGGGCTCTCGCTCATCGCATCGCGCAGCACGGTTTCCCCCTGCCGCACCCGAATGGCATAGAGCTCCTGCTCTTCGCCCAAGGGTACATCCGGCGTGTCCCAGCGGTCGCCATCGATCCGCGTCCGGCGGATCCAGTTCAGCGTCACATCGCCGCCCGCCCGGTGCGCCCGCAGATGCACCGGCGACAGTGGCCGTAGCCCCAGCCCTTCAAAGGCGATCACCGCATGCTGATAGGACGGGTCATCCACGGGCCGACCAGCCGGACCGATCCGATAATGCCGGGCACGTCCGCGCGCCGCCTCGGGCAGGGCGATCTGCGCCGGCAGCCCGTCGAGCATCACCAGATAGCTGCCCACCGGCCAATGATCGGGCATTGCCGCATCGGTGCCGAGCTGCCCGCGCAGCCTGTGGCGCAGGATATAGGTGTTGCTGGCGACAAGCTCGGCCTCGGCAAACTGCATGAGCTCCCAGCCCTCGGGCGTGCCATCGCCAATGGCACAGAGATTGGCCCCCGACAAAAGATCCGCCTCCGGCACATTGTCGAGCGTGCCATGCACCATCCTGACGGTGAGCCCCTCCCCGCGATCCCAGAGCCCCTTGCTGGCCCGCGCCAACGGGGTCTGCGTGACACCGATCCGCGCCCGCAACTCGGTCAGATGGTTGAGCTGATAATTGGCGTCACTGTCCGAGGCATAGAGCGCCGCCGCCCCCGGCCAAGGCTCGCCCCCCACGGCGAGATGCGGCGCATGGGGCGTCTCGGCCCCGGTCATCAGCGGCAGATCGAGGAACAGCGGCAGCACCGGCACCGGCGCGGTAAAGCTGCGGCTGCCCGGCGGCAGATCCTCGATCATCTGCGGGCGATAGGATTCCGGCTCGATCCGCACCGCTTCGATCATCTGCTGGCTGGCAAACTGTTCGACCCGGTCAATTCGGAAATGCCCGGTGCCCCCGGCCTCTGCCAGCGACACCACATCGCCCGCGCCGATCTCGGCCCGTGACAGCGGCAGGGCAAAGCGCAGCGTATCGGTCGCCACCCGCGCCTCCGAGAGCCAGCGTTCGACCGTCGCGCGCCCTTCGCCGCGGGTCATGGCCAGCGGCATTTCCGAGGTCGAGACAGTGTGGGTCGCATCATCAGGCAGGATCGATTCCTCGGCGATCACCTCGAAATCGGCATCCGCCTCGATGAACCGAAGCCGCACCCGCCCGGCGATCTCGGCGGCATTGGCGCGGGTCTCTTCGAGGGTGCTGCCCCCCTCTTCGTCGCGCACCAGATCCTCATCACTGAGGAGGTGATCGCTCTGCCCATCGCGCATCCGAAAGCTGAGACATCCGCCGCGTTCCACCGCATCGAACCCATAGCGCAGCATGAGCGGTTGCAGAAGCGCCCGCGCATCGCTCACCTCTTCGCTGGCATAGCCGCGCACCACGCCCTCAAGGCGGCTCACATCGAGATAGTGCACCCCGGCGCGGCGCGCGATCTCTTGCACCACGGCGGCCAGCGCGGGCTGCGACACCCGCCCGTTGAGCCAATGACCCTGCGCATAATTCGCCCCATCGGACCAGAGCGCCCGGGCATTGGGAAAGGCCGGATAGGGCCGCGCATCCCAGGCCCAGGCATAGGCATGATCCATGTCGATCATCGGCCCGTCGTATTCGACCGATTGCGGATTGTTCTCCGGCGCCGACCAGTATTCGACCATCGCCCGCAGATATTGCGCCTGAATGTAATCGTCGCGATAGCCGTCCGAGAAATGCGGCAGGCTCGATTCCGAGGATTTCGGGTCGAGAAACTTGTTGGGCTGGTTGCTGCCCTTGTCCACCGCGGCACAACCGAACTCGGTAAAGCGGATCGGCTTCGACATCGGCACCCAGGGCGTCGGCACCTCTTGGCGCACCCCGTCGATCCGGTCGTGATGGCCGTTCCGCCACCAGTTGCGCATGTCCTTGTAACGCCAGACCCAAGGCTCTGCCTCCGACTCATCGGTGATCGGCGTGCGGATCTGCGCGGCGCGGGCGGTGTCGGAATGGTAATACCACTCATAGCCCTCGCCGCCCTCGATATTGGCCTTGAGGTAATCAGGATTATAGATCGAGCCCCAGCCCGCATCGGCATGATCGCGGCCCTCGCGCCAATCCGACAGCGGCATGTAATTGTCGATCCCGATGAAATCGATATTGGCATCGGCCCAGAGCGGGTCGAGGTGGAAATGCATATCCCCCGGCGCACTGGGCGGTTGATAGCCGAAATATTCCGACCAATCGGCGGCATAACCGATCTTGACCTCCGGCCCGAGGATCTCCCGCACCTCTGCGGCCAGCGCGATGAGCTGATCCACCGCGGGGAACCCGCCGCCCGCGCCGCGGATCGTGGTAAGCCCGCGCATCTCCGACCCGATGCAAAAGCTCTCGACGCCCCCCGCCGCGGCACAAAGAGCGGCGTGATGCAGGATGAACCGGCGATACCCCCACTCATCCGGCCCGGCATAGCTCACCGGGCTGCGCTTGACCGCGCCGCCATAGCTGAGAAGCGACGTGGCCCCGTCGCCGGGCTGCGCCACCTCCTGCGTGACCGGCGCGATGGTGAAATCCGCCGCCGCCGCCGTGCCGAAAAACGCCGCCACCGCCGCATCTGCCGCCGCCGTGCCATCGACGCTGCCCGCCCGCCCCGGTGCGATGGGCAGAGTGATCCGTCCGCGCCACGGCAGCACGGGCTGATCGCCTGCGTCGCTATAGGGATCGGGCAGGCCATTGCCCGCCATCTGCTCCATCAGGATGAAGGGATAGACCATCACCTCCTGCCCCGATTGCTGCAACCCGAGAATGGCCTCGATCACCGCCGCATCCGAGGGCGTGCCGCCATAGATCATCCGGTCGTCGCCATCGCGCGGCACCGGCTGGGCGCTGCTGCGGCTGAGCCCGGCCACCGACCACGGCATGTTGTCCGCCTCATATTGCTGCTGCTCGACCTTGGGGCGCAGGCGGCAGGCATCACAGCGCAGATCATCCCCGAACCAGCTCACGATAAGAGATGTTGCGCCGCAATTGGGCAGCTCGCCGGTCATCGCCTCGAGAGAGGTGGCAAAATCCGACTTGCCGGAAACGGTGTTCACATTGGCCAGCCCGGTCGACCCCGGCCCATAGCGCATCGCGACGGGGCTGGTGGCGAGGGCATATTCGCCACTGCCGGGCAAGAGCGCCACGGCCCGCAGCCCCTGCGCCGGGGCGCTGGCGCCACCGGGGGCCTCGGCCGGGGCCGGGCGCGCCACTTCAAAGGTAAATTGCGGCACGCGGTTGGCAAACTCGCCAAGGTCGAGATCCTCGATCACCACATAGGCGATGCCGCGATAGGCGGGCACGCTGCCCGCGCCCTCGACCGCCTCGATACAGGGATCGGGAAGCTGGTCGCGCGTGCCTCTATAGACCCGCATGGTGATGCTGTCGGGGGCGATCTCGTCGCCATCGGCCCAGACCCGGCCAAGATGGGTGATCTCGCCCTCGCAAATCGCAATGGCGAGGCTGAGTGAATAGCTATAGCTGCGCGTCGTCGGCTGGGCCGGGCGCGGCCGGCCCTTACCGCCACCCCCGCCGCCGCTCACCGTCACATCCTGACGGAACTCGGTAGCCCAGATCACCTGACCGGCAAGCCGCATGCGACCAAAGACCTGCGCCACCGCATCGCCTTCGCCGGCCCCGGTGAGGCGCAGCCGGTTGACCCGCCCGGTCTCGACCACATCGGATCCTTGCCCCATCAGCCGCTGGTCAAGCGACCGGCCAATGAGCCCCCCGGCAAACCGCCCGATGGCGGCACTCGACAGCCCAAGGACCGAGCCCCCGATAGAGCCGCCGATCGCGGCCCCGGCCGCGGATAAAACGATAGTCGCCATCAGAGCATCTCCTTCATGGGTTGGCCCGCCTCAGGTGCCGTCGGAAAGGCGAACCGCGCCACGATCCGCCGCTGCCAGGGCGCGGTGAGCGGGCTTTCGACCACGCCATGCCCGCTATAGGCGTGAATGAAACTGGGGCTGGCTCCGGTCCGGGCGGCCAGCCCCAGATGCTTGGCCACCGCGCCGTCGCGCATCCGAAAGAGCAGCACATCGCCCGGCTGGATCTCGTCGCCGGGGCAGGGGCTGAGGTGGCGCAGCGCCGCCCGCCAGAGCCGCTCGTCCCGGCCCGGCTCGGACCAGTCGCGCGAATAGGCGGGCGGGCGTTCCGGCTCTGGCCCGAGCAGCTCGCGCCAGACACCGCGCAACAGCCCCAGGCAATCGCAGCCCGCCCCCTTGCACGACGCCTGATGCCGATAGGGCGTCCCGAGCCAGCTGCGCGCGGCGGCGACGATCTCTGGCCTTGCCCCGCTCATCTGCGGCTGCCCCCGGACAGATCACCGGATTTCGCCGGATCGGTGAGGCTCCAATCATCGCCGGGAATGTCCGGAAAGCCCTGAAAATTGATCAGGTTGTTGAATTTCTCGCGGCAGGTCGCCATCCGCTTGTCACAGCCCGCCACAAGGCGCAGCGCATCGCCCGGCGCGATCTCGGCCCGGATCGGATGCCAGAGCTCGATCACCCGGTCGTGGCCCTCGGCCCGGTCGCGCTTGATCATCCCCGACAGCCCCGCCGCCGCGCCGCTTTCGATGTCGAGCCGCCCCTGCCGGAACCAGCCCGGCTCGAACCCCGAGAGCGCGGCAAAGCGAAAGACGCGGCGCTCCTCGACACTCTCGGCCGCGAGGGCTGCGTGATAGCCCGGCGCCTCGAGGTCGACACCACAGGCCGCATCGCCGAGCACCGCGCCACAGGGTTTCTGATAGACCCGCCCCAAGGGCCGGTTGAGCAGATCGGTCAACCCGCGCAGCTCGGCTTCGAACCCGGCCCCCGCCCGGCGCAGCTCGCCAATGGTGCCGCGAAACAGCATCTGGCGCTGGCTGACATCGGCCCAGTTCACCAGCCAGGCGCGGATCTCCGCCCCGTCATAGCGCCCGGCCTCGATATCGGCCTCACAGATCGCCTCATGGCTCAGCGCGCCCAGCGCCTCGCTATTGTCCACCGACAGGCCCGTCGATTGCTGCAACGCCCCGGCGCTGAGCCCGCTGTTGGCGCGAAAGTCGATGCCGTCGAAGGCGAGCGCCAGATCGTGATCGGTAAAGCCGAGCGCGACCCCGTCCCGCCGCCGCACCGCCCAGGCGCGACAGGTGGTGGTCTCGCCGGTCCGAAGATGGGCCAGAAGGCCTTCGTCAAACCCGCTCATACCCGGATCTCCACCACTGGCACATTGGGCATGTCGCCGGCCTGAAAGCTCGCCACGCTGGTCTGGATGCGGTCGGTGTCGAACCGCACCGGCACGTCGAATTCGAACCCGGCGGTGATCTCGAGCCCCTCGTTGGGCGGATGCGCGAATGTGATAATCCCGGTGGTGGTGTCGACCTCGTAATGCACCCCCTCCTGCTGCTCGTCGCCCGAGAGGCCAATGCGCACCGTACCCGCCACCGGCTTGGTGATCGGACGGCGATAGATCTGCTCGCCCGAGCGATAGGCCTTGATGAGCGGAAAGCTCGCGGTCACATCATCCCCGATGGCGATGATCTGATCGTGATAGGCGGGTTCGGCCAGCGCCGGACCGGATTTGTAATCCGACCAGTCCTTCCAGCGGAACCCATGCAGCTGCGCCTGCCGCGCCTCGAAAAAGGCGATGAGCGTCTCGATATCGTCGAGCCCCCGCATCGCCACCCCGGCATCATAACGCCGCCGCGAATGGGCCCAGGGCGTGTTGCGCTCCTCGTGACCATTGGCGAGCGTCACCACATCCGTGTGCCGCTCCGGCCCACCGACCGAGCCAAAGCTCAGACTGGCGGGAAATCGCACCTCGTGAAATCCCATGACATGCCTCCTTTCGGGTTACCTGTTGCGCTGGCCACGGCCAATGGCCCGGCCCAGTTGTGCGGCGATCTGGCCCTGGCTGCGGCGAAAGCCGCCGACATCGGGCGTGGTGATGTTCATCACCACATTGACCGGGCCGCCGCCGCCGGCACTGCGCACCCCGAGCTTGCCATCGGCGCCGCGCGCCAGCGGCATGATCGCCTCCGGACCCGCCTCGCCCATCAGGCCGACGCCCCGGCGCATCGGAAAGGTCACCGGCCCGTTCACCACCCCGCCATTAGCAAAGGGCATGACGCGGCCTTGGGTGAAACTGCCGCCATCGGCGAATTTGAACAGCCCGCCCATCAGATCGCCGACCCCCTGCGCCAGCATCCCGCCGACATGGTCGGTCACCGGTCGCATCGCGGCGTTAAAGGCGGTGTTGATCATCGAATTGGCGAGGCTGCGCAGCGAGGTCGAGAGGCTGTCGCCCTCCACCACCGCACCGCGAATGGCCCGGCGCAACCCGGTGCTCACCCCCCGCTCAAGGCTCGCCACATCGCGCCCCGCCCCGACAAAGGCACCCTGCACCCGGCCCAGTTCGCCGTGAAAGGCCGCGGCCATCCCCGCCGCCCCGGCAAGGCCGGTCTCAAGCTGCGCCAATTCGGCGTCAAACTCGCTCATCTCATCCAGTTCGGTCATGGTGATCGCCTCCTGCGCAATCGGGATAGCTCTGCATCAACTCGTCGAGCCCGCGCCGCCCCAGCGGCGCGATGCCCGCCCCCCGGCCCAGCATCAGGCCGAGCTCGGCCGGGGTCAGCGCCCAGAATTCGGCGGGCCGCAGGCCAAGCCCGCAAATCCCCGCCCGCATCAAGCCGGGCCAGTCAAAGGCGTTCATGACTCCTCGGGCAGGGCAAAGGCCCGCGCCAAGAGCTCGGCCGCCGCCCGCGCCGCCGCCACCGGCCCGCCCTCGATCTCAGCCCCCAGAAGATCGCCGGGCCCGCCCTGCCAGCCGCCGCCGCGCAGCCCCGCCACGATGAGCGCAAGCACATCGCGAGTGCTGAACCGGGCGCTCTCGAACCGCTCGACCAGCGCCACCAGCCCCTCGGCCCCGAGCTGCGTCTCGAGTTCGGCCAGCGCCCCGAGGGTGAGCCGCAGCACCTGCCGCTCGCCATCGATGCGGATCGCCACCTCGCCTGCCCATGGGTTCGCCATGATCAGACCAGCGCGGTGAAGGTCAAAAGCCCGGCCGAGGCGAGCGACAGCTCATAGGTGGCCTCGCCATCATGGGTGCCGGCATATTCGATCGAGGTGACCTGAAACGCCCCTTCCACCGTGCCGAAATCGGGGATGATGACCTGAAATTCCGGCGTCTCGCCGTCAAAGAAGATCTGCCGCACCCGCTCGTCCGAGGTCGCATCGCGGAAAATGCCCGAGCCGCTGATCGCCGCCGATTTGACGCCCGCGCCGGATAGCAATTCGCGCCAGCCGCCCTGGCTCTCGAGGCTGGTCACATCGACGCTCTCGGCGTTGAAACTGATCCGCGTGGCGCGCAGCCCTGCCACCGATTGAAAATTGCCGTCGCCGGTGAGATCCACCTTGATCAACAGGTCCTTGCCGTTCTGAACTGCCATTGTCTCTACTCCGTTGGAAATCTGTCTCTGGGTCTGGTCTGTGGGTCTGCCCTGTCAGGCCGCCGCCTCGTCGGTGCGCACCCGAAAGGTGAGATCGATGCGCCGGATATCGGCGGTGCCGACCCGCCGCGCCTTGGCCCGGTAAAAGCTCAGATGCGACACCGCCCCCCGCGTCAGGCTGAGCGGCGTCGCGGCCAGCGCGTCGTTGATCGCCCCGGCCACCTCCTTGGCGGGCTGGAACCCGGCGCCATCGGTCACCACCGACAGGATCACCCGATGCCAGGCCCCGCGCCCGGTCTGGTCGCTGGCGGCGCGGGCATCCTCGGGGCCGAGCACCACGTAAAGCGGTGGCAGCGGGCCTTCGGGCAGCGCGTCATAGATCGCGTCGCCAATCAGGGCGGTGAGCGCGGCATCGGTGCTGAGCCGGTCATAGATCGCGCTTTGCAGCGCAGAGGACGGGCCATAGCTCATAGCGAAATCTCCTCGTCGCAATGGCAGGTGAGATACCGCGCCTCGGCGTCGCGCTCGGTCACGGCGGTGATGGCAAAGATCCGGTCGCCCGCGCGAAACCGCTGGCCGGGCCGGGGCCGCGACGGGCTGCCCATCGGGGCGGCGCGCAGGGTGATGCGAAAGCTGCCCCGCGACACGGACACTGCGCCCAGCGCGGCCTGCCGCCCGCTGCGCGGCACGACCTCGGCCCAGAGCGTGCCAAGCGCCTGCCAGCTCTCGGCATAGCCGCCCGCGCCATCCGGCGTGCGCACGCGCGTCTCGAGGGTGAGCTGTCGGGTGAGCTGCGGCACGCTCATGCGCCCGGCCCCCCGCCCAGAATGCGCACCGTGCGGTAGCGGTCGATGAGGCTGCTCACCCCAAAGGGCATCGGCCCGCCGCTCGGCGCGGCCTCGGCGCGGTTTTCATAGTAATGCGCCGCCAGCAAGAGCACCGCCTGACCGAGATCGGCGGGCAGCTCAGCCCAGCCCGGACCAAAGCCCGCGGTAAAGCGGATTTCGGCCGCGCCGCCGGTGGGAATGCTCGGCAGACAGGTGCCGGTGGCCGCCACCATCGGGCGCTGCATATCGGGGATGAGCTTGTAGCTCGTGGCCTCGACGGGGATCGGATCATCCATCCGATCCCGCACCGTCAGGCTCAGGATGAGCGACACGGGCGCCACCGGCAAAGGCTGCTCGCCGCCGTCGCGCCACTGCCGCAGCTCCCAGGAAAAATCGCGTTCGATCAGGATCTTGCCGGTGCGCGCCTCGATGGTGGCAAGAGCTGCCCGGAGAAAGCTCTCAAGCACCGCATCCTGCACGTCATCATCCGAAAACCCGGTGCCGAGCCGCAGATGCGCCCGAAACTGGGCCAGCGGCAGCGCCATCAGCGGTATGGCGGTTTCTTCTATAAGACTCATGGTTTTGCTCCGAAACGACCGGCCCCTCTGAGGGTTGGTTCTCCGCGTGGCACCCCCGGCCCGAAGGGGCAGGCAGGGCAGGGCCGTGGCTCACGGAGTGCGGGGAAGGGGGGCGGGCAGACCCGCCCCCGGCCCGGCTCAGGAGAGGCCGAATTTCAACAGCTTGATCGCTTTGAAATCGCTGACATCGCCGCCGATGCGCTTGGTCGCATAGAACAGGACATGCGGCTTGGCGCTGAACGGGTCGCGCAGCACCCGCAGGTCGGGACGCTCGGCCACGGTATAGCCCGCGCCGAAATCGCCAAAGGCCACGGCCATCGCGTCTGTCGCGATATCCGGCATGTCCTCGGCGATCAGCACCGGATAGCCCAAGAGACGCGCAGGCTCTCCCGCCGCGAGACCGTCGGACCACAGGAAGCGGCCATCGGCATCCTTCATCTTGCGGATGGTGCCCGCGGTTTTCGAGTTCATCACAAAGCTCGCATTGGCGCGGTACTCGGCGCCCAGCGCATAGACCAGATCGACGATCTCATCGGCGCTGGTGAACCCGCCCGCCGTGCCGGTCGGCACATAGCCGAGATTGCCCCAGCTCCAGACGTCATTGTCCACCGTCGGTTTGGTCAGGAACCCGGTGGGCTTGTCGATGCCGTCACCGCTGACAAAGGCCGCGGCCTCGGCGCGGGCGAACTTGTCGGCGATGCGCCCGGCGAGCCAGGTTTCCACGTCAAAGGCGCTGTCGTCGAGCAGACGCTGGCTGGCCTTGGGCAGGGCGCTCAGCTCATGCAGCGGGATGGTGATCCGGTCGATGGTCGGTGTGCCGGTCTCGGTGGTGCTGCCGGTCTCGGTGGCCCAGCCATGGCCCATCTCGCTATGATCGACGAGCACGTCGAACGAGGTAGCCTCGACCGTCACCACATTGGCAATCGCCCGGATCGACGCGGTCGACGACAGGGTCGAGCGGATCGTCTCCGAGGTCTGCGGATCGACGAGATAGCCGCCATCGCCCGCCACCGCGCTCGACATCGCTTTTCCCTCGAGCTCGATCCCGCGCAGCCCGTCATCATCGCCATTGCGCAGATAGGTGCCAAAGGCCTTGAGATGCGGGGCGGCTGCCGAGTGATCCATTGCCAGCGCAGGGCGCGCCGCGGCCAGTGTCTTGCGTTCCATCATGGTCAGTTTCTCTTCCTGTTGCTGAAGCTTGCTGTCGAAATCGGCCCGAAACTCGGCGAGCCCGGTGAGGAAATCCGCCATCGCGGTTTTCACCTCGGTGACCGCGGACACACCCGTCCCGGCCCGAGAAGTCGTCTCGGTATCTGTCATCATCTCATCCTGTGTTCTGGTGGTGGTCGTGGTCCCCGGCGCTAGATCCGCGCCAGTCTCTGCCGCGCACCCCGAAGGGTCCGGGCCAGCTCACGCAGATCCTGGGGATCGGGCGCATCGCCCTTGGCCCCAAGCCGCGCGCTGGGCAGCATCGGAAAGGTCACCAGCGACACTTCCCAAAGCTCCAGCTCGTGCAAGTGCCGTTGGCCCTTGCTGTCCTTGGTGGCGCGCCGGGTGCGATAGCCGATGCTGAGCCCGTCGATGGCCCCCGCCCGGATCAGCTCGGCCGCCTCCCGCGCCCGCGCCACCCCCTCAAGAAGCCGCCCCTTGACGAACAGCCCCCGCGCATCCTCGCGCACCTCGTCCCAGAGGCCGATGGGCTGGGCCGGGTCATGCTGCCAGAGCATCTTGACCTGCCGCCCCTCCGCCGCGAGCCGCGCCAGCGACGCCGCATAGGCCCCCGGCTCGACAATGTCGCCACCCTGATCGGCCGCCCCGAAAAAGCTGGCATAGCCCGCGATCCCGAGGTCCTGACCCAGCGCCAAATCGTCACTAAACCGGCGAAACTTGTGTTCGAGCCCGCCCCTATTGCCGTTCTCTACCTGCATCCGTCGTCTCCTTCTCGCCACCGTTCAGGCGGCCCAGATATTGCCCTGCACCAAGAGCGACATGACCCCGCCCAGAATGCCCGCGATGATCAGCCAGACCAGCCGCGCGATATGCCCCTCGATCCGGTCGAGCCGCCGGTCGATCCCGTCAAACCGCGCCTCCATGAACTTGCGCTTCTCGGCCGCCACCGCCCGGTCGGTCTCAATCGCGGCGAGCATCGCCTCGGCCTGCGCGATCCGCTTCTCGAGATGGCGAAACATCGCCTGACTGCTCTCGAAGGGGATGTAGGCCAGCGCCGCCTCGGCCGGGGCGCGGTCGCCCTTCACGCCTCCTCCTCCTCGGCAGGCAGGTCAAGCAGCGCGCGTTTCTCAGCCCGGGTCAGGAACTCGGCCCCCGCCACCCGCGCCCAGAGCGCATCGCGCTCACCCGCCAGCGCCGGCACCTGATCGAGATCGGGGCAGAGCCGCGCCACCTCGGCGCCAAACCCGGTGAGCCAATCCGACAGGCTCGCCGTGACCCGCTGCGCCAGCGGCAGCACGGTCTGACGGTAAAACGCCCGGTTGGCCTCCTGGTAATTGGCATAGGTCGCGTCGCCCGGAATGCCCAAGAGCATCGGCGGCACCCCATAGGCGAGCGCGATCTCCCGCGCGGCGCTTTCCTTGGTTTTCTGAAACTCCATGTCCGAGGGGCTGAACCCCATCGGCTTCCAGTCGAGCCCGCCCTCAAGAAGCATCGGCCGCCCGGCGTTGCGCGCGCCTTGATGGTGGCTCTCCATCTCGCTCACCAGCCGGTCATATTGATCCGCGCTGAGGCTGCCATGCCCCTCGGCCCCGCGATAGACAATCGCCCCCGAGGGCCGCGCCGCATTGTCGAGCAACGCCTTGGACCAGCGGCTCGCGCTGTTGTGGACATCGACCGCCTGCGCCGCCGCCTGCAAGGGCGAGAGACCATAGTGGTCGTCCTGCGGATGAAAGCTCTTGAAATGGCAGATGACAGGCGGGCCGCTGCGGGTGTCGAACCGGTGTTTCGATCCGCCCACCGCATATTCATAGCCCATCGGCCAGCCATCCGGTCCGGGGATCACGCTCATCCGGTCCGAGCGCAGCACATGCAGCTCCTGCGGCAGACCGCCCGCCGCCTCATCCGCACCCACCGCCTCGAGATAGGCATTGCCGGTGAGCAACAGCTGACCGTAAAGCGCCTCGAGAAGCTCGGCCCGCCCCTGCGCCGGGTTGGGACGGCGCATCAGGCTGAGAATCGGGTGATCGGCATAGCGGGCACAGCTGTCCTGCAACACCAGCGGCAGCGCGGCGGCGGCCTCGGCCACCATCTTGACCGACCGGAACCCCACCGGATTGCCGGCAAACCCGTTGCGGGTGAGGCTCACCGTATCGCGCGGGCTCCAGGCCACGCGCCCCGCGCCAGCCCAGGCTCCGGGCCAGGCCATGACCGGCCCGGCGGCGCTTGCCTTGCTCTCGGTGGGGCGGGCGGCGCTGGCGGTCGCATCGGGGCCGCTGGCCGTCTGGCGAAGAAAGTCGAGGATCATGCTTGGCTCCTTGTTCCGGCCTGTTGGACTGGCCCTGTCGTGTCTGGCCTTGCCGTCTCTGGCCCTGCCGTTCTGGCTGTGTCGCGTCTGGGTCTCAGCAGACCCTGAAAAGTTTAAGAAATGTGAATCACACCGCACGCACCCTCGGGTGCCGCCATTTCGCCGCCGGCGCGATGACCAGCTCATGCAAGGCCCAGACCAGCGCATCGGCCCGGTCCGGGCTGCCCCGTCCCTCATAGCCGCGCGTCGTCATCGCCCGCATCTGATCCTCGAGCCGGTCAAGCCCGGCCATGTGATGCACCCGCCCCTGCTCATAGAGCGCCGCCACCGGCTCGGCCCGGGCCTGTTTGCCCCGGCTCGCATGGACACCCCGGAACGGGATCAGCGGATCAATCTGGCGCAGCACCGTCTCGACGAGATCGCCACCCTGATTGACCTCGGCGACCATCTTGTCGGCGCCGAACTCCTCCATGGCGCGGATCGCTGCCCCGGCCCAGCCGGTCGGGCTCATCCCGCTCACCGACCGATCGGCCAGCACATAGGCCCGCCACTCCTGCACCGGCCCGCTCTGATCGACGCCTGCGACGATGATGCCGCATTCATCCGACCCGGCATGGCCCGTCACCGGCGGATCGACCGCCACCACGATGCGGCTCAGCTCGGGCAGCTCGCTCACCCGCGCCGCATCGAGCGCGGCGAGGCTCCAGAGCGCGCCTTCCGCCTCTTCGAGCAAAATCCCGTCGAGCTCCTGCCGCCCCAGCCGCGTGCCGACATAGCGCGCCCGCACCTCGGCGAGAAAGCTTTCGGCCAGATGCGCCCGGTTGGCCTCGGTCGGGGCCTGCGTCACCACGGTGCTCGGCGCCGCCAGCACATCCTTGAGCACGCCTACATTGCGCGGCGTGGTGGTCACGCAAATCTGCGGATCGTCGCCCAGCCGCAGCGCGAATTGCAGCATGTCCCATGTCGCCCGCGCCTTCTTCCACTTGGCCATCTCGTCGAGCCACGCGCCATCGAACTGCGGCCCACGCAGCGCCTCGGGATCATGCGCCGAAAACACCGCCGCCTCGGCCCCGTTGGGCCAGACCAGCCGGCGACGGCTCGCCTGCCACTCGGGGCGACGATCAGGGGGCGAACAGGCGAGAATGCCGCTCTCGCCAAAGATCATGACCTCGCGCACCTGATCGACCGTCTCGCCGACAAGGGCGATCCGGCGGCACCGCCCCGGCGCGCCCGGCGTCGCACCCTCCACGGCGGCGCGCACCCATTCGGCCCCGGCGCGCGTCTTGCCCGCACCACGCCCGCCCATGATGGCCCAGGTCTTCCACTGGCCTTCCGGCGGCATCTGATGCGGCAGCGCCCAGAACTCGAAAAGATAGGGCAGGGCGAGGATTTCCGCGTCACTCAGGCTGTTGAGGAACCTCTCCTGCCGCAC